TAAAGGTCTCAAAGCCCACTCCATGTGATTACGCTACTCCGCTAACTTTCCTAGAAATGGCTCAAAAGTTTTACGGAACGACTGATGTCAAAGAACTTCTAAAAAAGACTTTCTCTCTTACGGAAATCGAGGCATACACCAAAGACCCAGAAAAGTACGGACTAAAGACCGATGGCTGGGGCAACTTATTCTTCGTCGAGGAAAAGAATGGAGGTGTCTCCGTCGTCGGCATCGGTCGGGGCGACGACGGGCGGTGGAGTGTGCACGTCGGCGGGCTCGACCGCGATGATCGTTGGAGCATCGGGCATCGGTTCTTCTCTCGCAACTTGGACTCTCGGACTCTTGGAAACTCTGACACTTCCGACATAGAAAAACGAGTAAGTGATTTGGAAAAGTATGTTGATAGACTTCGAGATGTATTTAGTAATATCACTGAATAATATGAAAACAAAAACCAATTCAATTACCACACTCGGTCTTACAGGTTCGGAATGGATTACCCGTCTTGAAAAGAAATACAAACTTTCCGATTACGCAAAACAAGTCCTTAATTCTCCCAGTTTCAAACTCACGAAAAAATCATACGATATTGTCATCTTCACCATCAAAGACATCGGAGACAAGTTGTACTACACCACCAAAGAAATAGAAGACTACGCTTTCTCAAAGGGATATGAAAGACTGCCTGTGGACGCCGCCTGTGTCATCAGAGAGAAGTTTACGGATAAAGACATTGAGAAACTTGGATTGTGGTATATCGTTACGATGCACGAATCCATCGAGGCCTATGGCGGCCCGCACTTCCTCCGTGCCGATCGGGACGGCGGTGGCGGGTGGCTCCGCACGCCTTGGGCTTACCCTGGCAGCTTTTGGTATGACTTCGGGGCGTTTGCCTGGTCTCTCCCGCAAGGTACTAAGTCCTTGAAATTGAGCACTAAAGCACTTGGAACCTTAGACCTTTCCAAAATCTCGGTAGAAATCAAAATCGGCAAAGATACTTTTACAGGTAATTTGAAAAGGAGATGACATTTCACCTACATAGTTTTGTTCAGTGTGTATATCTCATTGCATTCTCTTATATCTTTTTAGAAGAAGGCAAATGGAGTGCTTGGAGATATATATCAGTATTATTTATTGCGATTTCTTTTTTGACTTTAAGAGTAAGAAATGAGAGCATACAACCAATATAAAACAATAAAGTGTAAAACTTGTGGGAAAGACATTCAAAGAATGAACGACCACAAAAAGGCAAGATGTATGGACTGTAAGTTAAAGAAACAAAGAGAATATCAGAAACTTTACAAGACAAAAACAATCAAAAGTAGTATAATTATATAGAAGGAGGTCTTTGATATGAAACATCCAAATCTAGTCTATATGGCTTGCGCAAAGACTCGTATCACAATCCCCCGATTGATTTACGAATCTTTTGTTTATCAAGAACGTATGACTAGCACGCGGAGACTCTACAATCTCCATCAGCTTTTCATACACGGTTGTTACGATGACGTTCCTCAATTCATCGAGGACTACGCCTTAAACCTATTAGCAAAAGGAGGACACTATGAACTACCGCAGGGAAATCCGAAAACTACGGAGGCGAGATAAAATCTCCTATGCGAGACATCATCGCCTCCCCAGAAGTCGTGGCGGGTCAAACGATGAGAGTAACATCTCAATCGTTCCTCGTCATTTACACCAAGCGTGGCACACACTATTCGCTAACCATAGCCCAGAGGTCATCTGCGCTATCATCAACGAAAGGTGGATTCCGCATAACGTGGAGTTTCTTTGTCAGACAAGGGCGCGATAAGCACCCTTTTTTATACACAAAACCGCCCATTTATCGACCATAGGCGGTCTTGGTAAGGATAGTAGTTCGCAGTTTTGATGCGAAGTCGAAACTACCTGCTAACCGCTATCGGCTAGCACTTCGTTTTTCCATAGAACTTTGCTTGCTTCCCAATTAGAAATACCACCGTCTTTAATTACTTTTAATGCACAAATAGTAGAAGTATGTGGGTCGTTCTTTTCACTCATAGAATCGGCTACTTTGTATAAATCAATGCAATAATACTTAAATGAACCGTTGAGCCACTCCCAGAGTCCTGATGCACTAGACGAGGCGTTTTGAGCGTTTGGGTTGAAATTAGACTCGGCTTGAACTATCGAAAGGGCTAATTGAACAGGAACTCCCTCGCTTTGAGCTTCGGAGTTGATAAAATCTACGATTCGTTCCTTTGAAATATCGTAGTCTAAACGCCCTTCATGAACGATAGGGGTGGTGGTCGGAGCGTTATAGGTTATGGTTTGGGACAGAGCTTGAACAAGGGATTCTAGTAAAATATTTTTAAAGTTATGCTTTCTTTGAGTCTCTCATTCTACTGCGAAGCTCGACGAGAGTTTCCGTAGCGTTGCTGTTTCAGTATGAAAAGATAGACAGGATTCTGAACGTGCCAACGCGTTTGTAAATTGGAGGACATCTACGTTCAGAGTTCTATCTACCTTTTGTAATTCTCTAAAGCAGGTCTATGAAGCTTTCACACTTCGCCCCAGTTTTATCTGATAGCTAACAGTAGTGAACACATTATCCTTTTGACCGCATAGTTTCCTTAAGGAGTAGGGCAAAAAGCCCACTATTATCGGTCAGTCAAAAGACTTGTATATTTATCAGGCGACCACGCCCTAAGACGTCTTTCCGTCAGTCATCATAGACTTGATTTAGAGAACTACAGGTTTAATGGTATCAAAAAATAGTTATTTGTCAAATGATAAGTTAAACAAAAAACCGCTTTAAGAAGCTATAAAAATAGGTTTGTCTTCTAAGCGGTTCAGTATTTCTATTCCGTCTATATTTCAGGCGGTTCTGCCTCGCCGTATACTCGGTGGAGGAAGATATATACCAGATATATACGTTAGATTCCCTTTACGCCAGCAACTTTTGCGAGTGCCTTATGTGCTACATATTGTCTGTAAACACCATAAAGAACGACTATTGCTGAAGCAACTGTTACAACGCTTTGAGTGGTGATACCTAAAAACGGAGCATAGTTGTTTATAAGACCGACAACGAAAGCGATTACCGCAGTATACGAACCCGACGCATCAAAAACTGGAGTCATATTTTTAAAAAATTATTTAATAACGTATTTAATTATACGCTTTCTATTGAATTGTCAAGAGTAGATATTAACTTTTTACTATGACAGGACTTTCTAGTAAATTAAGTCTTCCACTACACCACAAAGTAAACATCTTAATTTATTATCTTTAACCATTTTAACAGGTTTATAAACTGTTGAACTACGGTAAGGGAAACTTGTTCCTGTCCTATAGTCTGTTGAGGAACTACTGAAACTACAGATAGAATTACCTGCGAAATCCAATAATCTGCCGAGAGGACTTTAGTAAACGGGTCATAATTATCTCCTATGAAAAAAGGAAAAGGATTTGTGCTTGCGTCAATAAACTCTATGTCTACGCAGTGTTGAAGTTGTTTTCCGCCATCCCAAGTGACCTGTCCACTATTCCATATGTATACGTTTTCTGGAATTGGAACACCGATAATAAGGGGTGCTTGTTTTTGAGCTTCCATAAGAACGGACACCAAAGTATTTCCATCTCCGTTATTTATCCACTCGTTAGCGAGAGAGATATATTTCAAAGATTGAAGTCCGAGTGTAATCATTTGAGGAGTGATACGGTTTTGAGAGTAGTAAGCAGAGTCTTGTTCCTCTTGTGAGTTATATATTTGGCTTTCTTCTAAAGTCATTTCAAGCATTGGTCTAGGTATGACACCTTGAGTTCTTACCGATTCGACTAGATTCCACGGATTATTTCCATTTATAGTTGTGCCGTCTAAAATAGCGTTAAACTCATCAGAGAAAGAGAAGTTACCTGAAGCATCGAAGTAGTTGTTCGTAGTAAAGAAGTTTAATGCGTCTGGTGAAAACTTACCAAGACTTTTAAGCCAGTTACATTGAGCTTCGAGAGCTTTTATAGGAGAGAGTTCTGAACATTCGTCAGTGTCAAATTTAAGCATCTGTTTCGTATGGTCGGTCTGAAAAGGTCGCCAATCTCCATTAGCAATATTTACTACATAAGGAATTACGCCTTTAACGTAGTCTGACGGACTTTTTACGAATACAGGTTTGTTGCGAAAGGTGTTCATATTAATGTGTCTTAAAATAAATTTGTAACAGGGCTTCACCAACACCTATTATAATCATAATTGATGTCCCCCAAGTTAGTATTTTTGTAACAGAACTTTCTAATGCCCTTGTTCGTGATTCGTGGTCTGCTTGTATTCTAACGACCTCGCTGAATTGTGCTTGTGTTACCGAGGAATTGCTTTGTTTTTTCAAATCTGTAACGTCGGATTGAATTTGGTCTACTTTCGTATCAAGTTTCGTGAGCAAGTCGTGGTCGCCAGAGCTCGGAGGAATAATAGGTGGAATAGCAGGGATAGCAGGGATAGCAGGAATTGGGGCAATCGCAGGAGTCATTCTCTCAACAATTAGAGCTAGTCTTTTTACCTGTTCTGCTAAATCTTTGTTACTGTTTGGCATATTACGGTGTAGCTAAACTAGCTTGATAATCCACATTGTTTGTAAATCCTGCCGCTGTTCCTACCGTGTATGTCGCAAAGTCAGTCCATCCTCCGACCGCGAGAAGTGTCGTAACCTGTGCCGTGAGAGTCGTTACGAGTCCTTGCGCCGTCGTGAGATTGTCTTGTATCGGAGCTATCCCTGCGGCGATTCCCGAAGCAATTGCAGTCGCATTTGCCGCTTGGTCGCTTTGATAGCCGTTTTGAACTATGGCTAAAGCGTTCTGTTTGACGGCAATATCGTATTGGTCTTGTGCGATTGATTGAGTAATAGCGTCGATTGCTTGTGGATTGTTAAATGTTTGCATATATTTTAACTATGTTCTAATAATACCCACCCGACAGAGCAAGTATCTGTGAGAGATGAGCTTGTGATTGTAAATGAGGTGGTCGTTGTGGCGGTGATTTTAGGAAATCCTACACACGTTCCAACTCCTTGGTCGGCTGGAAATATCACTGTGTTGTTATCAATCACCACTCCTGTTGTTAGATTAACTGTCGCAACTCCGCTTGATTCGACAGCAGTACCAGCTGTCTTTCCAAAACTAACACGCCCCCATTGGTCTAATTCAAATATAGTCGTCGTAGCGACACTTGGTGTGGTACTCGATACGACAAAATATGGTTTCGTATTGGTTACGGTTGTTGATGTTGCTATCGAAAGCATTGCCCACGGAGAAGTCGTTGCTCCTATGCCTACATCGTCTTCCGAAGCGCCTGTACCGCTAATATAGAGAGGTATTAGACCAGTGATTTGGTCGTTAAACTCCAAATCTCTTGCCGAGTTATTCAGTATTTCGTTCCATTCAGTTGAGTTGCCTGAACTTGCAAATATAATACCGCCAGAACTTTGTCTCGAAGTATATCCCGCAGCGGTAAGTGCGCCACCAATAGTTCCTACACCTGTATTTGATACCGAAAACTCGCTTGTACCCGCGATGTTATACGCGTTTATGATGTTCGTATTTCCTTTCATATTATTAATAGTCAATTCAGACGACGATACTGAAAGCGACGATGTACCTATTCCCACGTTTCCATTGTGGTCGATAAATAGAGGTGTCGATGTGGCTCCGCCACCCGCACTCGTCGATGCGATTTCAAACATCGCTTGCGTCGCGCTGTATGTTGGCTGTGCGACAGTAAAGAGTGCGAACGGCGATGTTGTGCCGATGCCGACACTCGCGTTCGTGCCGTTTTGATAATAAATATTTGAACCGCTTGTTGTCCACTGACTTGCGCCGCTTATGCTGTTACATCCGAATGTTCCGTTGTTCCACGTCAGAGCGTTTGAGGCGGAATTACAACTCTGGAGATTGGCTCCGTAGAAGTTTGTCGATGAAGCGGTCGTCGCGAATAAATTTGTTGTTGTTGCATTTGTGCCGGTCGCGTTGAGGAACGTGAAGTTCTGCAAAGTCGTCGAACCGGCGGCAAAGAAGTTTGTCGAACTTGCGACGCCGAAGACGTCCAGTTTCGCCTGAGGATTGGTCTCTCCGATACCGACATTTCCATTTGCTAGGATAACCTCTCTGTCTGTGGCTTGTGTTTGAAAATGTATATATGCTTCTGTATTCGTGGTCGAAGCTGTACCGACATAAAGAGCGTTGTCACTTGCATAAAGATAACCGTCATTTGCATTTCCGAAAAAGTTAGTATTGTTTCCAGAGCTGTCTATTCCAAAATTTACATAATAATTTGATTGACCTTGTGATGCATATGCGTAACCAAGATTGTTTTGTGCCAAAAAATCGGCAGAAGCGTTTGAGCCGTTGCTCAAATTTGAGGTATAGACTTCTTCGTAATTATTCACACTGCTTACACCCGCGAAAACATTTGTCGGGTATTGACTGTTTGTTGAGTCCACAAATAAAGGAGCTTGATTTGAGTCGGCGACATATTGTTCTGATGTCGTACCAATCAATAGAGAACCTGCGAAAGTTGAAGTAGCTGTCGAGGATGTGGCGACAAAATAAGAAAACCAAGCAGGAGCGGTTGTCGTTGCCGCATTGTAATAATTTCCTGCGTTGTTATAAAGCAAGAGTGAAGAACCTCCACCACCTCCACCACCCGTTGCATTGATAGTGAATGTCGGATATGTACCCGTGACGCTTATGTTCGTTCCGTTATTGAGAACGACAGTCTGGTCTGGAGCAGAGTTGGTTATCACACCGCCAGAATATCCTATGCCCGTTCCTGCAGAGAGAAGTCCACGGATGTAAGTTATAGCATTAGCTCCAAGACTTATATTTGAGGTATTGAAATTAGTCGTCGTGGCGTTTGTGGCGTAAAGATTCGTGGTTGATGCCGTGCCGTAGACTTCGAGATTAAAGTTTGGATTGGCAGTATTGATACCGACGTTGCCATTGGACAACACCTTAAGCATCGTATTTCCACTTGATGAGGCAATGAGAAAAGGATTGGTCACCCCAGAGCCTGTTATCGAAAGAGAGGCGGAAGGACTTTTTGTCCCGATTCCTACCAGACTTGAAAAATATCCTATCTGACTATTAGGGTCGAAGATGAACTTTGCCGATGAGGTCGAGTTTCCACCTACAGTCACGATGTCGGTGTTATTGAGAGAATAATTTATATAGGAAGATGTTTGAGAGGTTGTGGTTGCCCAGGTACCGCCACCCGAACCGCCACCCGAAGCACTTATCGTGTATGGACTTCCTGCAGTACCATTTCCCGTAATAGTCACGTTTGCTCCTTGAGCGATGAGTCCGAGGATAGAAGCAGCGGTGACATTGAGAGTAGAGGTAGCGACAGGAGTGTAGTTTCCACCTGATTGATTTCCGATGAGTACCTGACCGTAAGCGGTTGATTGGGGAACAGTAACTTGAGCGCAATACGCAGTTAATGGTAAACTTAATGCTATTAGAGACAGGAAATAAATAATTTTCTTATACATAGATAAATTATAACACGATTAAGCTATTCCGAAAATAGAATTAGATGGAGTGATTAAAGTTGTGATTGTAAGTCCACTACTCGACCACTGTACTACTCCATTGTTGTCAGTCTTTTGATACCATGCACCATCGACAACTAAGAATGTAGGCACTTGAGTGAAAGTGAAAGTTTGGTTTGAACCATTGACTGTACCCGTGGCTGCAAGAACAGTAAATCCTCCGCCTCCTCTGACTACGGAAAGAGGATTAGCAAACGAACCGTCTCCAGTAAGAGTTGAATCTGTATATACCTTAAATCCAGCAGAAGACCATTGAATATTATCTTTTTTACTATTTAACCATTCCAAATCTTTTAAGTCGAAAATAGAAAGTTTGTTTTTTAACTTTTCTATAATCTCATCTGTTGTTATTATATCTCCATCTTTACCTTTTAGTGGTTCTGGTATAAGAGGTTTAATCATCTCTAGTAGCTCTTCTTGTGTGGGGGTATAACCGTCGTCGCCTTTTATAGGTTTTGGGATAAGAGGAACTATGATTTCTTCCAATTCTTCTTTTGTTGGGGTATGACCATCATCACCCCTAAGTTTATTTCGGTCTATTTCCTCAAGTAAGTCAAGAATCTTCTCCTCAGGGGTAGAGAGTTTGTCGTATATTTCCTTAATCTTTTCAATTTTTGGCATAGACAATTTTCTTAAGTCTTCTTCTAATTTCTTTCCGCTTTTTCTCTTCAACCTCTTTCTTGGACTTTTCTATATTTTGTTCGTTTGCTTTCTTTTGTTCATCAGTAAGTATATAACCCCATTTAGTTAGTTCGTCTTTTGCTTTATGGTAATTAGATTTATCAAAATCATTTCTCCAAAAACCTTTAGGCACGACAATTTTACTCAGTAAGTCGTTGAGATTTTTACCAGCATCTTCCACCTTTTCGGCAGTTTGAGAAGCTGTAAGCACATATCCATCGGCATTTGCTATCTGTAATCTACCATCTTTGAAACGAAGTCCATCGGGGTGTACGTGTTTCCAATCTTCTTTTGTGAAGTCTTTTTTGAAGTTCACTTTTATACCCTCAGAGTTAGACATTCTAAAACTCATCACATCTGCGATTTCCTGCATACCTACTGGAGGTTTTCCTTTCTCATATACATCGGTCATCTTGTGAGAATTAACGAAAGGAAATGGTTTTGTGTAAAGCCAAGAAATAATACAGAACTTTGGGTCATACTGAAAGTCTTTTACTTGTGTTCCATCAGCGATAGCTTTAAGAAACTCATACCACGGAGTTTTATGTATCTCCAATAGTCCCGAAGTAGCAGGAACACCCATTCTCGGCGTGAACTCAAGAAAATAAGCACCCTTTTCAGTTACAATTGAGTTAATATCAAAATCTCCACGAAAATCTATTTGTTTAAGAAGCGGTCTGCATTTATCCAAAGTTTCTGAAAATAATTTAGAATCTTTTGCTTTTACCATTCGTTGAACGGTATACTGCTCTCCTGTAGACTCTCCAAGTCCTCCCGGAAAGAGTGGTTTATGCTCAAAGTTCTCTTCACAAAGCTCGTTTCCATCTTTGTCTTTCATAAACTCTTTACCATTCCAAAACGAACCGATAGCCATTTCGTGTCCTTCGATTTTTTCTTGTAGAACGAAGTCTTTTTTCACTCCTTCAATCCAATTCTTTTCTAGGATAGGAAGAAAGTCCAAAAGGTCTTCCGAATTAGGCATCTTAGAGACAAAGGAAAGACCCTTAATCTCATCTATTTTACCACACTGTTTTAACACAAATTTTCCACCCTTTTCTTTTATGAATTTTGCCATTTCACCAAAATCAGTAAATGGATACATTTCAGGAGTAAGAACTCCACACATTTTTGCCATTTTATTTCCCCACATTCTGTCCAGTTCCAATTTATCGACAAGTTTTGAACCTCCTATAACTGATAGTCCTTGTTTTCTTAGTTCTACTGATTCGTCTCTAAAACTTTTGTCCTCATATATAACTAAATCGCAAGTTTTTGCATATTCTAATCTAGTGTCAAACGGTATTCTTTTTAGTGTTCCCTTTAGAATGTTAGTAGTTCTTTTCATAGCCAAAGCAACATCGCATCCTTCCATTTGAAGTTTCAAGTATAATGAGGGCGCAAGAAGTTCATCAGTTACACACAAAACCCCTTTTTTAGTATTTTCTATTTTGTTTTCCATATATTTATATGTCTATAAGTGTCTGTTTTTTTATGGCACTCCAAACAAAGAGTTCGACCATTGTTCAAATCCCAAAGTTCTTCACAACTTTCAGCTTTTTCGATTGTATTTATTTTGTTTTCAATGATAATTTTAGAGAAACTCTTTGGATAGTGGTCAGCATTTAATACTACAGTTTTCCCATTTCCACTCTTTATGTTACATATTTGACAAGTAAAATTATCTCTATGAAATACATCAGACCTCCACATTCTTGATTTGAAACAATTTCTTATTCTGTCTTTTATTTCTGTGATTCCACCTTTCCAATTCCAGTGTTTACTACCAGAACGAGACTTTCCCATTTTTTCTCCAATTTCTTTAGAAAGTTTTTTGCCTTTATTCCAAGGGGTATAGCCTTTTTTGAAACCTCTCCCCTTAGGATGTGGAATACCCTTTACAAACCGTCCTTTATTTATTCCATTTTTAGGTATTCCTTTAGGCATAAAATTATTATAGCATTTTTATAAGAACCTTGCTTTTTTTGTTTTCTTGTGATAGAGTTGTCATATATGAGTTGCTCCAGTAACTGTTCCTGTTAATTTTCCACTAGAATCTTTACTCACACTGTCAATATACTGAAGAAGTTTTTGGACTATGGCATCAGGGTCAGTTTGTCCTTTACCTATAATTGTTAGAAGATTTCTTCCCGCTACCATTATTGGATTGTAAGATAATCTTGCGTTTTTTATGACATCGTAAGGTTTGTCTGAATTATATATATCTTCTATGAATTTAGTTAAAGCGGCGGGTTGTCCAATTTTTACACCTGTGGCATTTTCGATATTCTTCCAAACAGAAGGATTATCTTTCGTTCCATTCTTTCCAAAAACTGTTGCCGAATTATCGTATTTACCCGTAGATGGTCTTTTAGTTCCCAAAGAATCTTTAGCATCATTATAATCTTGAATTAAGTTTCTATATTCATCATTAGATTCTCGATAAGGATGTCCATCAATTCCTGCGGCGGTCTCTGCAGTGTCGGCGGCTTTTTTTGTTGCCTCATTTATATTGTGAACAGTCGAATCAATCAACGCACCCACAGAGTTGTTCTGCATTTGTTTTGAAGCGTCTGTTGATTGCCATTTTCGTAGAAAATCATCAACTTCTTTAATGGTGGAACTGGTAGAACCTTTTGGAACTGGGATTGCTTCTCCATCGAGTGAGTAAATAAACCTATCTCCCGTTGAGGCATCTGTCTGTATTTTTCTTCCCTGATATGTATTACTTCCCTCATCAATAGAGGCACCTATTCTGTTTAGGTCGTCAGTAAAGTCATTAAGTAATTTATTGTCTCCATAAGACGCAACTGGAGGTCGTTTCTTTAGATTACTTTCAAAATCTGAAACAATAGGGTCTAGTGTAACTTGCGCTCCACCCACCGCAGGATTTTCCAAAGACTTTTGCATTTTAGTTCCAATAGCATCAAGTTGTGTTTTTGCTGTAGTAAGAGCTTCTTGATGGATTCTATTTCCCTGAACATCTGAAGCGGTAGGAAGTGAAGAATCTTTAATATTCTTTTTAGTAAGGTCTTGTGCTTCGAGTATTTGTTCTTTTGCTTTCGGGACATTAGACAAAACACCCTCATCTCCTTGAAGTTTCTCTGGAACTTTAGCAAGATTTCCAAAAAGAGGTTCACCCTGAATTTTATTTGAAATTCCACCGGCAACTAACTCTCCACCAGCTCCAAAAGCGCCTCCTATTAGACCACCCTCTGCCGTAGAATTTGCTACATCACCAGCATTTGCTCCTTGAGCTAAACTACCTCCAAGCCCTCCTGTTGCTCCGTAAGTAGCACCAATTTTAGCACCTTTTAGAATTTTACTTCCCAAAGAAACACCCTCTTTGGTTGCGGCATCTGCGGCATCTCCTATTCCTGAAGTAAAGAATGAAGCATCAAGACCTGCGTTAATAGCTGTTCCTAACATTTCTTCAAAGTTCTTACCCGTAGATTGATTCATTCTCCTAAGAGTTGTTTGGTCAAAGAAATCAGATAGTTGCGGGGCATTTGATTTTAGAGTAGCAAGTGCTTTTTCAAGTCTAGTTGTATCTTTACCTGCCGATTTATCTTTTGCGATTTGAGCGGTTAGATTTTGCCCTGTTTGAGTATACTGATTAACGGCATTTTTGTATAAATTCGTATTTTTCGGTATAGCGAGTGTTGAGCCAGAATAAGTACCTAATTGTTTAATTCCGTCTACGAAACTTCCCACTATTTTTCCTACTGCCGTATTGGAGAAACCGCTTGTGTCCGCAAGGTCAGTTATACCTAAATCTTTTTCTTGATTTCCACTTGAAAGACCACCAACATTTGCGGTTGCCTGAAGCGAGCTTTTTATGTTTGTCGATATATCATCATTTGAGAATTTAGAAAGACTAGGCAATCGTTGTTTAAGTGAAGAAAAAAACTGCGGATTCCCCTTTGTTACAGCATTACTGATTTGCCCACCTAAAGTCGCATTATCTACTGAAGCATATTCAGGAAATGCTTGTTTGTATGTTGAAAGAAAGTTTGGGTCTGGTTTCAAAGTCGTATTTGGAGTTGTTGGTTGTGTTGTCATATTATTGATTTAGACCCGCTGGGTCTGTGGCAGAACCTACTGCAGTTTTTGTAGAAGTTTTTGTTGAACTGAAAGGAGTTGGAATACCCAAAATTGTAACAGGAGCGTTTGTAGTCGTATTGGTTGATGCGGGAGCTACCGCCGTTTTCTTACCTGAATTAGAAAGATAACCCGCCGGAAGTCCTAGAGAAGTTTCAAGTTGAGTCGCTTGGTCTGGATCAAGAGTAATGGAGCCACTTCCGATAGCCGTAAGAATAGATTTACCAATAGCTTGATTATTTTTAAGTTCTGCATCAGAAAGTTTCTTTGTAGAGATTCCAAGATTTGCGTTCTTGTAGAAGTCAGCTTGAGCTTGTTTGAGATTATCTCTTGCTTGGGTAAGAAGACTTGAATATTGAGATTGAGATGTGGCAAGAGGCGCACGTTGGTCAAGAAGTCCGTTAATTTGTTCCTGAATTTCTCTATTTTGTTCTGAAACATCTGCTCGAACTTGAGATTCAATAGGAGTTCCACCCGCTTCAGTAATTTCTTTTATCCTATCGTCATAAAGATTTTGCTGAGACTGTCTAAGTGTTGAAACTTGTTGGTCAATTTGAGCGATTTGATTTTGGTAACCTTGATATTGAGACATCGTGTCATTTACTGCCTTATTCGCAGTCCATACGTCTGGGTCTGTATCTATAGTTCCATCAGAAGTCGGTGGAGTGTCTGAAGTGTTTGTAGTTGTATCGGTGGTCGGAGTTGCGGCAGTTGAAACCGAGCCACCTACTGTGTTTCCTTGTGTAGTAGTAGTTTGTACATTTGGGTCGGTTTGACTCGCTGTAGAGCCTTGTGGTGTGCTAGACGAGGATATAGAGCCAGTTACAGGTGTCGTAACAGGTGGTTTTCCGCTTTTTAGGGCGTTTAGAAGTGCCGTATTTCCCTCGGCAGTTCCTATGTTCGTTATTCCATACTGTTTAGCTAAATCAAATCTTGAATTTGGGTCTTGCCCATTGAACTTTAAGTAATCAACTATTGATGTGTTTTTATTTAATCCACTATAATACTCAGGTAGAGTAGCGAGTGATTGAGGTGAAAGAGTAGAAAAAGTTTGAACTTCGTATGGGGTTGTGGTTCTTCCCACTGCTTTCTGAACGATTGGGTCTAGCTGGTTTTGAGTTACCATATAATTAAATTATAACATAAATTAACCTTGATGTATAAGGTCTATCTGCCTAATAATCGGAATCCAAGTTCCTGAATTGACTGTAGTTAATACAACTTTTACCTTATCTCCTGTAAATCCTCCAACATCCAAAGAAGTATATTGAGAATTAAGAAAACTCGTAGGGGTTATTGATTTAAGTGATGTTATTGTAGCACTCGAGTTCTTTCCTTTTCCATAGATAGTTACATTTATTGCATCTGTTCCCGAGTTAGGAGGAGTTTCATAATAAACATCTATTCGTTTTAAGTTTTGAACGGTAATCCATTGAGATGTGTAAGAAATAGTGTTAGTCGCAGTATTGCTTCCTAAATTGTCATAGCAGATTGTGCTTCCTTTAAGTGCGTAGAGTTTTGCAGAAGAACCAGCTGTAATTATTTTGTTATAGTCTGAAGTTGTATCATATTGGAATAAAACATTTCCAATATCAGAGTCTTCCTTGAATAAAACCAATCCTATAGATGATTCAATACCTAAATATCCATTAACATTCGTACAACAATTACTTCTTATTCCTAATCTAGTTACAGAAGATGAAATACCCGTTAGTCCCATTATTCTTTTTAGAGAATATCCTACTATTTTGTAAAGTGTCTGAAAACCAAATATTTCCTCTACGATTACATAAAAATTTCCATTTATGCTTTTCATCCCAATAAACATACCCGGAAGTTCTATCTTGTATTGAACGGTTTTTCCTGAACCATTCCAAAAGAATAAAGCATTTCCAATATAAGTATTATTAGTTGGTAGAGTTAATACATTCTCGCTCTTATATGCGGCAATCACCGCATAATTTCCATTTGCATATATTTCTGGGGCGCACGCAATATACCAACCAGTACCTAAATCTAGGTTAGCACTACCACTTATAGTCAAAGTCTTGTCTATTTTGTAAATATATTCACCAAAACAAACCATTAGAAATCCTTGATTTTCAAACGGGACTAGCCACCCACCATAACCAGCGTGATTAGGAATACCAGTTAAATTTATCCAATCTCCACTATCATAGTTTGCATATTGTATTGAACTAGAAGCCCCATTTGCCCAACTCATCGCCCAAACAAAACCAGCGAAGTCGGCAAGCGTTACGTTTCCAGACGTAGAGCCGAAAACATTGTTATCGTCAAGTCCACTGAGTATCATCCTCTGAACATACCCGCCATTGTCCGCAGAAACATAGTCTCCATATCTACTAGGGACAGAAATTATATCTGAATATACTGAAGACCTTGCGTTAGTAGCTTGAGAAATAAGCGTAGTTGAGGGATAAAGCGGAGAAATTTGTTCTTCCTGAGCAGCAGGACTAGCCTCATTCATCGTAGCCAAATAATACAAAGGATTTACTCCAACAATATATTGATGTTGATTTTTGTCCGAGTATTGAGGCACGCTAGGAGACATCTTTTGAAAGTTTGTAAGAGAAATTGTTTTCATTATGACATTGATTGTTTCCCAAAAGGAAAGTCCCAGCCGCCCTGGTCGTCTTGACCCTCTACAATTCCAATCTCATCTGGAACTCTTGTCGAAGCATAGACAGCAATATCTTCAAGTCTTTTCTTAAAGTTCGCTATACTATCTTTTTTTAGATTTTCATCTCCTAACCTCTCCGCTATATCTATAAGTGAACCGTGAGTAATCGCGTCTCTGAAACTTGGAAAAACTAGTGGAACATCGGTATCATTAACAAGTTGATTTTGAGTTGGAATATAATACATTTTTACGCCACCTGTTACGGGATAGAGTGTTACATCAGTTACCAAAGGAAGTAGAGTAAAATATGTTCCAAAAACTAGGGCGGTTGGTTGTGTAAAAGTATATGATGGGTCTGAAATTGAGTCAGGGTCTACTATATTTACTCTTTGAAATTCGGTTGTTAAGGGAGCAGAAGGTGTTGCTGGTTGAAACGACGCCCAAATTGACTTTATTTTCTCATATTGGGGAGCTGTTCCTGTTCCATCTGGGAAGGTATAAGTTCCATCTCCGATTACCAAGTCTGAAGTTGCTTCGGTTAGATAGAAGTTTTCATTTACACCTCTAATAACCTCTTGAACTTGAGCGTAATACTTATTTATAATTCGATTTAAGTCATTTGCACCTATAAATGAAGCATTACATTGTCCAATAAAGTAAATATCTTCTCGTATTCCAGCGAGTGTTGAAGAGTTACCATAAGACATTCCTGAATAAGTTGTCATTTGATTATATTATAACACAATTTACCAACTAATAATAACTACTCCTGCCGTTCCTGTTCCTCCTGGCGCACTTATACCATCTTCATTTAATCTTGCCGCGCCACTTCCCCCACTACCATATCCAGCACCATTTAATCCACTAGCTTTTCCTGAAGTAACAACGGGAGAGATACCACCGAAACCAAGTAAAGAAGAACCGCCTTTTCCTCCGACAACTAGACTTGATATAAATATTCCGTTTCCACCAACTTCTCCTAAAACCTGTAAAGTTCCTACTGCTGATGTAGCTGAACCAGAACCAGGAGCGACAACAGAAGTCCCAAATGATGTATCTCCTCCACTTGCTGAACCTATAGTAACCGAAACTGAACTTATACCACTTATTAGATTAACTAAACTTTGACAATATGTTCCTGCTCCTCCACCATTTCCTGCACCTATAGAAAATCCTCCTACTGCACCACCTGAGGAACCTCCACCTACTGCTTGAATCATAAACTCTGTAAATCCTGTCGGAACGGTAAAAGTTCCTGAGGAGGTAATCACTTGATAACCGTTTAGACCACCAATTCCTACACTATTTATCAAATCTATCGTGTCTTGAGTGAGAGGAAAAGTTAATTGACCGCTATTTTGCTGTAAATCTGATATTGCTTGATTCGTATCTGTCTCAAAACTTTCCACATCTTCATCTGGTGTGTTTAGACTATTTTCAATAGCTTCTATCCTATTCTCGTGGTCGTCTAATTCGTTGTTTATGTCATCCATATTATTGTCCTTGATTTTTACCTGTCCAATTTGTCGGTGTGATTGTCTTAATAGTCCACGACACCGCACTTACGACCTTTTGTGTCCAAATACTGTGAATTGTTGCAGTTATTCCTGCTTTCATACCAGTAAGAATATAACTAGCGACACTTGTCACCATAAGAAATTGTTTTCCTCTACTAAGGGTCACCGATATTCCTGTGAGAGCAAAACTTCTTACAGCTCCTACCATAGTAAGGATTCGATATTCTCCTGTTGATTTTGGGGTGTAAGAGAATGAAGCGGGTGCGGTCGTGAGAGTGTAGACTGTTCCCGATGCTGCTGGAGCAATCGAAATGATAATTGCTCCTGATGAACCACTACCTGTGTTTACAGTCATACTATGTGAACCTGCAGGATGTATCACTCCATTTGAATCAAAGACTGCAAATGCAGAACTTATGACACTCCCTCTCAAGGTAGAACCAGAACCTGCAGATGGACTCGGTTGGTCAGACAAAACATACATCGCTGTCCAACAATTATCAGCAACAGTCGTTAGAGTCCCTACAATGGTCGTACCAGAGCCATTACTTGTTCCTGATTTATTATCAGGTTGTCCTGATTGTTTTGTACCTGAATAAGTAACGAAATGCATATCAGAGACACTACCAGCACTCGTTGTAATAGCTAAAGTATGAGTCCCTGTCGCAGGAGCGATTAAAGTGAAAGAATATAGTTGATAGAAAGATGAGTCTACTGCAGTAGCCCCTGTTGCGGTCATTGAGACTCCATTGTAAGTACAAGAAACAGTCGCACTCAAAGCATTTATCGACATAGCGACAAACATGAAATCACCTGCCGTATTTGTTACGGATATGGATGTTCCGCTTCCATTTCCTGTACTATCAAAGGCAATCGCCATTTTAAGCTAGAGTTAAAAGACCTGAACCAAAAGTTATCGTTAGTTGGTCTCCATTCGCGCCGTTGAGGGTAACTTCAGAACCATAATCATACCAACCCAAAATGTTCTTTGATGCTGCGGTGTCATCGTAAATAACGATATATCGAAATGGACCGAAGTTTCCTGTCTGAGAAGTTCCTGTCCACGTTGCCGCACCAAGTGTCGCTGTTCCCGTGGATTGTGTCCACGTTACTGAAGTCAAAGCAGGTGAGGTAGCCATATTCGTAAGAGCAAGAGGTGAAACTATATCTGTATAAACGTGTGTAGCCGTAGTTGGAGCTGTATCCGTAAAAGCCAACTTTAACGTGTCTGAAGTGAAGTTAATCAACTTACTTCCTAAGTCGAGAGTCAAATAATAATTTTTTGAGAGTGTTACTGACATAATTTTTTATTAAATAATAATGTGTCTATCAGACACTATGGCTCGCTCCGTATAGAAGCGAGTGAAGTGCCTAATAACCTTTTGACTTAGCTACAGATTTTTCAACCTGAGCATAAGTTGGATTACTGACTTTCTTCTGTTTGCGACTCTTGTGAGCCGTATTCAAAGCCACCGCAACCGCTTGTTTATTTGCCGTTGCCTTACCGAACTTTCCCGCAGTTTTTGCAAAGGTCTTTCCTTTGTGAAACTCGGAGATATTTTTACCGATATTTTTCTTTCCTTTTAGAAGAGGCATAGTTTTAGAATGTTTTACCCATCGTTTTGCTAATACTTTTCTGAACCTGTTGAAGAGTCGGTTTCTTGAAAGGTTTTGCGGGTTTACTAGGATTCTGAATATTCTTATCATTGAGTTTGGCTAATTTCTGTCGTGCCTTTCCACCACTCGGCATCCAGTATGCATTTTTTGTGCTTTTCGGAACATTGTAGACAGAAGGTTTAGCACCTCCGAGAAACGATTTCCTCAAACCTCCTACCACTTGAGGTTTAACTGGATTTGATTGTTGCTGTTGTTGTCCGTTCATAATTTTTTAATAACCATATAATCCTTTTCGTTGAGCCAAGAGATATTCTTTGAATTGAGGAGTGCAGAATGACCATTCTCTAGCACCCAACATTCCATAATCCCTTGTCCAACCTTTTTTACTTTCGTAATCTTTCGGATCTGCCAAAAAGAGCTTCTCTTTCTGAAAGTCCGATTTCATTCTGACTGATACGTTCTTATCAAGTAATTTCTTTTTCGTCTCAAAGTATTCTTCTTGGATTCTGAGAAGGTCATCAGCTTGGTCTTGAGTAACCTTAATATTTCCGACAAAGAGTTTTCCGTTTACTCGGATTCCTCCATCAGTCATATCTCGGTCAATAAAAACACTTACCAATTCTTTCTTTTCCAAAACAACTTCAGGAGAAGTAGAAACTTCTTTAACAGTTTGTGTTTTAGACATTTTATTTCTTGGTTAATTTATTATTGAGTCTTTCCGCTTTTTTCATCGTTTCTCCCGCTTGAGATTTGGTGTCCATTTCTTTCTTAAGAGCTTCATCGAGTTTCTTCACCTCTGCGGTGCGTCTTTCCGATGCCGCTACTAAAAGAGCTTTCTCACTAATCTCACGCTCTTGAACCGACTTAAAAGCAGTATCAATCAATTTACTAACCTGTGATACTTGTAATTCGATTTCTGTATCTGTAAGCGTTTGCTTGTCAGAATAGATAGTCGAAGTAAAGCTCACATTCTCAGAACCAAACTGTCTCAAAGACGAAAACTTAAACTCATTTTGTTTCATAATTTTTGTGCCTATTTTTGATAGCCACGATTATTTTTAATAAGAACCTTGTTTTAGGTTCTATCGGGAGCGTATAAACGCCCCCTAAGAACCTAAAATCCTTCAGACTATGCAGTCGTTCCCGAAAGCGTAGCTGAAACTTCGTTGCGAACCAATCTGTTGTTGTCCAAAATTGCCGCAACACCTTCCCATTTCCAACCGACAGTAGAGCGTTGCTCCAACGGGTCGGAAGTGTCCTGAACACCACCAGTGTGGATGTAAGTCTTCAAACCAGCAGAGAACTCAGAGACCGCGTAAGCACCCTTACCGTAAGCAAGAACACCATATACGTTCTGACCAGTAGAACCCGCACCCACGAATACCGGCGACATAGTTGTCGATATAATGCGTGCGCCTTGCCAATAACCCAATTCTCCCGTGAAGAGGTCTCCACGATACTCATTTGACGGAGTAGGAGATGAGTAATTGACTGCCGAAATCCAAGAAGTATCGAGTCGAAGGTCATACATAACGTCTGGATGACCAACGACAGCATAAGCTGAGCCAATAACAGGAATCGCATCGAACTTCTGAACATTGTTTCGCTCAAGCCAGCGAATATCACGAGTGATAAGAGCTGAAGTGAGTTTCATAGCAGATGTAACCGTTACACGAGATGATACTGTACCATCTCCGTAGATTACGTTCGTACCTGCCGCAACGACGTTCATAATCGTTGTGTCAATGGTTTCAGTTGCCTGAATACCAAGAACATCTGAAGCATCCTTAATCATTGAACGGTCATAGAGGAACTCCGCAACGTCGGTAATGACTGTGAAGTCACCGTATTGCGAGAGAACCGCCGTAACTGAGTTCATCGTAAGGTTTGAACCTGAAGGGGTTACTCCTTCGTTAAGAGGAGTAAGAGCAAGAGCGAGTCGGTTGAAACCACGGAAGATAACAGTCTTGCTGTTGCTTCCTTTCGTTACCGGAGTAACTTTCGATGTCTTGTACCAGAGAAGTTTCTGTTTCAAGATGTCAATAAGTTCCTTCGCAACGATTTTCTGACCTACATCGATTGCGTTAAATATTGTAGCCATTAAAGTTTAATAATTTGTTAATGTTTGTAATTTCTATTTTGCGTACTGAGCATAGTTATCTCTGTAGGTAACTGTGAGAGAACCTGTGTCGAGAGCAGTTGTGTTAGGTGTAAAGACAGATGAAGTCTCGTTCTTTACAAATACATAACCAACCTCAACTGAAGTTGATAGCGGTGTTCGAGCAATATCCGAGTCTTGAGCCTGTCGATGTTTCGGAAAATCCTGACCCGCAAGCCAGTAAAGACTGACCGTTCCCGCTTCTGTCTGAGCTGAATCCGCGCAGAGGGTATACAATCGGCACGAGTTCGTAGTTACAGGAACAGTTCCGTTATCAAACGCAAGATTTCCTGAAACTGGAGAAGTAGCACCTCCAAACGTAAGTTGGTTTCCAATGATGGCTGGAGAACCACCAGCAGTCCCATTCACTCCCGGAGCGATTGTCGTCGCAAGAGCAAGGGAAGGCATATCTGCCGCCACGAAATACATTTGTCTTCCATTGACCTTAAAAAAGGTCGTGTTTGCTGTCTTAACAACTGCCGAACCGGCTCCGTGAATCGCAAGTCCCGGAGCTGTTTCGCAGTTGTTTACTGAAAATTGGTTCATTTATAATGTTTTTAACTTTTAATTATCCTTTCATACTTTCAAGCATATCGTAGAGTTCATCTTTCGATTTTCCTTCTGTACTAATCGTTCCCCTATTCGGAGTAGATGCAGTCTTTTCAATCGGCTTAATTTTATTCAGAGATATATCCGCTACAATTTCTCCAACAAGTGCTTTTAAGGACTGATTGGGATTTCGTAGGAAAGTCTTTTTCAAATCATTTTCATAATCTGAAAGACCTTCTATTCCCTTGTATTTACCAAACTCTAAATCGAATTTAGCTTCATTGTTTTTCTGTTCTATGGGTGCAAGAATGGTAGAAGTCTCACTCTTAATCACACCATAAAACTTTTCCAACAACTCACGAGAGGGTTTATCTTGAACTGCACTAAGGAATTCCTGAACGTTCTTAAATTCGTGGGTGGGTTTAGTCTCTTCTTTAGGAGTTTCTTTGGGAGTTTCCTTTTCAGGTTCTGCCTTAGATTCTGCTAACTTTTTGACTTCTTCAGCCAATCCTCTAATACGTTTTTGAGCGCGGGGACTGAGTTTAGATATTTCTTCTTCACTTAATTCCGCCTCATTGTCATCTTCTTTTGGAGTGATGACTTCCTCCTTTGGTTTTTCGAGGGACGCCTCGGGGGTTTCCACTTCCTCTGATTCAAGAGTCTTTTTCAACTCAGCATACAAATCTACGTCTTTTTCTTTTTCCATTTTATTATGCGCCTATTTTGGTAGTCGCTGTTAATTTTAATACCGACAATTTCTTTTTGTGCCTATTGGTATAGCCACTTAGAAACTAATCCGGTATCAATCTCTCAATCTCATCATCAAGAGTTTTACTTATTGACTTTGTATCTGCTACCGTAAGAAGAGCGAGTAAGGTTGTTATTTTCAAATCATGTTGGACTAATTCTTTAATTCTTTGTTGGAGTTCTTCACGAATCTTGCCTTCAAGAATCTTCCAACCATCAGTAGCTTTCATTGAATTCAACGAACTGATTTCCTTATCAACAAATGTAAGAGACTTGATAAAGTTCTGAGACTCTTTATCGTATGTGTGCATCTCTGCTTCTAGTGTTGAAAGGTCTTTTTTCATAGTCTAATTATAACACATTATTTAATAGTTGGTGGAACTTGTGCGGCTGCTTGCTGTCCAGTTGCCGACAAAAGCGGTGTGGCATCTGTTGGTGTAGGGGTCTGAGGAGGAGTCTGGGCAGGAGTCTGGGGTGTTTCAGGTGAAACATCTGGTGTGGGTTGAGTCTGAGGAACATTTGCATCATCTGCCGTAAAGATTGCTTGTAAGTCATCAGGTTCGGTATCAAAAGTTTTTGCAACAATTCGTCTAAGAGCAATCTGTCCCGGAATCTTCGGGTCATCTTTGAAAGCCACATACATATCCATTTTTGCTTTCTGTTTAATCGCTTTATTCTGCTGAGCATCTTCAGACTGACTTGCTTTAGCTACAAGTTTAACTCCTTTGAAATTCTTTTTAGTAACATCTTCAATCGTAAGGTTTTTGAATCCGAAGATTTTAACAGGTCGGGGTTTGGTGAGTTTCTCTGCGGTAATGTCTGCCATAAGTTGATAGAGTTCCTTGCACGCTAGTGTTGCGTTGCGTTTCATTACCATAATTTTAGCTTCTACTTGAGCATTAAGAGCCGCTTGCTGTGTTACCGATACTTTTCCTTTCTGATTAGGCATTGACGGAGCCATACCTGAAGCTGAGTCAGCAAATCCCTTAATAGCTTGCATCGTAGTGAGAGCTGAAGTTATCTCAGGAACATTTGGTTGCCACACTGCGTCTGTAATCTTTCCACCCGGGGCGACTGTAATCGAAGTAATACCTAAAGGTCTTGGAACGATTGAACTTTGCTTAAGTCCAGAAGAAGAAGCGACAAACATCATTCCAAAATTTCTGTAAGTATTATTGTCTATTGCTTGATTTACATTGACGTTGATTGCTAGGTTAGGGTCTCGATATACGTCTGCGATTGAGGGACACCAAAATGTAATTCCACGGGTAAATGTTCCCCACGAAATAAACGGAGGTCGTTTCAATCCTAACTCCGACGCTTTTTTGGCTCGGAGAAGATACAAGTCATTTGCTACTGTGAGACAATATAGTTCCGATGATTTTTTATCTTTACTTGATATGTATGTCCACCATTCTGTAATCTCGACAACCTTTGAACCATATTGCGTAGTATTAGATAGTCCTAACTGAGCCATACGAAGATTTTTTGCGGACATTTCCGTAGAGGTACTGACTTGAGTTTCAGAAGGTATTTTTTGTTTCTTCAATTTATCCAACTCTTCCTCATCATAGTCCATAGTGTCCGATTCTTCGTAAAGTTCCTCAATAGTTTTATATATAAATTGCTGACCTTGATACAGTGCTTCACGGGTGTTCTTGGCTATAGGAGAGATAAGATAGGCAAGCGTGTCAATCAGTTCTACAGTCTGCTTGTCATTTCCGGGAATTACTTTGTAAATAGTTCTTCCGTAAACTCCGCATTCAGTCTTAGACTGCTCATAAAGCAAATCCCAGTCCGAAGAATCTAGGTCTTGTTTGACAACGTGTTCCATTATCTCCTGCGCGTTCTCGTCACCTTCGGGAATAGTATCAAACTTCAAACCGGGTGCTTGTCCAACCTTTGACGACATATTCTGCACGCCTTCAAATACTACGGGAACGTGAAGGTTAGATCGTGTGAGTAGTGTTCTTTGAGTTACGCCGTTATATAATTCTTCGTTCTTAGCCCAGTTTACTATCTTCGTCTGACGTGCTTTAACAGCATAGTCTTTCTCTTTCAGATACTGATTGATAATATCTACTTTCCCATCTATCTTATTCTTAAACTCTGGCGGCGTGTCTTTTTTTTGTTTAGCCATTATATTAAATTAGTGATATAATTATAACACATAAAATCTATTTCAAATAACCAGTCCTAGAATCTAACTGCATCTCCTCTATTGCCTGTTGGTATTCAGACTTTAATTTAATTGGCGGTTGTGCTATCTGTTCTTGATAAGCGAGCGCGTCTACCGCGTCATCGTTTATACCTTTGGGAAAGCGTAACATCTCATCTTCTAAAGAATCGCATTGACCTTTGACGTGAAATATCTTTCCAGCTTCGTATCGGGGTATGAGTCCTCGTATTCTAAGCTCTTTATTCGTTCCGTGGTGCTTCAAAGAGACAATAACGGGGAATATGTTACGTTTTATCATTTCGAGACGTATAAAGGGGTATACAGCATCTAGATAGGTCGTTTCTTCTATACCTATGGAGTCGGGTCTCTCCTTTGTCCAAAGCTCGAATATCCAATCTATGAGTTTAGCGGAGTTTATACGTTGCTTGTTAGCTCTGATATACCAGTTATTATCCTCGTCTATTTTGTTTATAATCGTTCCCGTATAATCGGCACTATCTTTTTCTTTTACGGCAGGATCGATAGTTATAAAACAATTAGTCCTTTTTTCTAATAGATCATACTCATTTACATAGTGAAACATCTCACGCTTAAACTCTTGCGTCTCGGAGTTGATGGGATTCTGTTGATAGAGCGAGGACCATTCATACGTTCCAATATCTCCCTTTGTTTTGAGTAAGTTAGATAAATCATATTGCGCAGACCATAACGCCTCGCCTTTCTTTCTGTGTCCTTCGTCTACTTCAGCAATAGCGGGAAATGATATAATCTCCCAGTCGTTCTTGTTGTCACTTGATAAGAGTCTTCCCGCTAAGTCGTCATCGTGCCAGCGTGTAACGCATAGTATAACAGCACCGGAAGGGCTTAGACGTGTTCTAGCCGTTGACTTATACCAATTGTATATATTCTCACGAATAAGAAAAGAATCAGCCTCCTTTCTGTTTTTGATAGGATCGTCAATGATTAGCACATCAGCGCCTTTACCGGTTGCCGCGCCACCGACACCGAGAGCATTATACTTTCCTCGTCCATTAGTTGACCAAGTTGACTTTGATTGACTATCTTCCGCAAGCGTAGTATCGAATATGTTTTTGTATTCTGGAGAATCTACAATATTACGAGCTTGTCTGCCAAACTCCGTAGCCAAATCCGCCGAGTAGCTAGCTTCGATAACGCTTTTATCTTTGTCCTTTCCTAATACATACGGAGGAAAGTTTATAGATACCATTTCAGATTTACTATGGCGAGGCGGTAAGAATATCATCAGACGTTTACACGTTCCATTTTCTACACGATTAAGAGCGTCAGCGATGACTCTATGATGCCAGCTTACTTTGAACCACGGCGACGTGTATCTAATAAAATAAAGAAAATCACGCCGAGCGAGTAAACGTTTTGCCGCTTCCTTTTTAGCTTCGCTATTCTCCAATAAGTTTTGCGAGATCTTCATTTGAAAGATTATCTAACTGTCCGAAACTAACATTTGTCCTTTGTAAAATCTTTTCAGGCGCATACGTTCCTTTTATTTTGTACGCCATATCTAATCCTTTTCCTATTGCGTAAGAGTCGATACTTTCCTCTGTATCAACCAATTCTCCTTTAATGCGAGTTGTTTTTATCTTTTGAGCATTTAATAGTTCCAAGTGCTTTTCTACTAACAGCTTATCAGGAATA